ATTAATAACTCTTGGCTGATTTAAACCATCTGTCCAATATACTTTTCTAATATCAGAATTCTCATAGAAAGCTATTGTTTCTATAGGATTTTTATAATTCAGTCCTAAATTACCTCTAAATAACCTCTTACCTGTAAGCACACCATTGTTAAACCACAGCTTGTATATTCTATCATCTATCATAGAATCTACATCTATATTAAGCTTATAAGGGCAGTCTACAATGTTAATAACATTTACTGAACTTACATTAGGGGTAATATCAGCACTACCATCCTCTGATGTAATATCTCCTATAAATAAACCACATGGGCAAATATCAGGAGCCTCATCTTCTTCAGCATTTATATCTGCTGTTCTATAATCATCATCACCAGCAGCAAATATAATCAATTCATCATTTACAAGAGATTGTCCAATTGGTATTCCTTTTATAGAGTCTCCTACACCAGATATACTTGATTTTTTATTACCCTTTTCATTAATTATACTAAGCAGAGTACTCTCATCTGTAGGCATGATTCTGATATTCTTATTCTCATAAGCATATTCAGGATTGAATGCTGAAGCACTCAAGTCTCTCTGCATACCTTTTATTTTGAATTGAACTTGTTTCTGCATAGCTTATTGTAACTTTAATCTTTCTTTTGTACCATTATTAATAAATCCTGTTCTATGCTCTGTGTCTCTCATTATAAGAGTTCTCCATGAGTTATAGAAGGATTCTGCCTTATCAAGAGATAATCTATTGAACTCAGTCTGACAATCACCTACTGCCCAAGCATATTCCTGTTGAACATTCTGTAACACAGCAGGATTTATCTTTCCTAAATCAAATAGTATTGTAAACCACTGTTTCTTAATATACAGCCCCAATGCTCTTGTGAAACTACTATTGTCAGGAAGAAGAGGATAGCCTTCTGAGTCTGTAGCAATAGCCTCATAGGATAGCTCAATTTCTCCTTTCTCAATAGAAGTGTATATCACATTACCTTGAATCTTATATGTCAAATCAGCAAGTTCTCTGCCACAATTACCCTTACATTCACTCATATGAAATGAATCTGAAGAATATCTGAAAGCTGGTCCCCCTACTTTTCTAACCTGAATCATCTGATAATAATCACAAGGAAGCATGGCTCTATACTTTTCAATCTCCAATATCTCTGTTTTCTCCATAAACATATTAGGAACACCTACTATTCTCATAAAATCTACTGTATAATCTACAGCAGATTCAAGAGATAAATCCTGCATTAGTGGATGTCTTAATATCTTATCTAGGATAAGTCTTATGTTAGTGTACTGTTCACTCATAATTTAATTTTTATATTTCCAAATAAACCCTCCTGCTGTCTTTCTAATACCTTTACAGCATTTAGATATATGACCATTATTAATTCCAGTTGATATTTCAGCATTAGTTAAGGAAGTATATTCTGCCATTAATTCACCAGATAAACTAAATTGAAGAACTGGTTTTGAACCTACACCCAAATGAGATTTACTAATATGCTCATTCCACTTTTTAGAATGTTTCTTACCCTTTCTAATAGCACTTAATTTATCTTTGGTCTCTTGACTTAATTTTCTTCCTTTAGCTGAATCACTCATTTTCTTTTTAGTGACTATAGATATAGTTCTTACTACCCCTAATATTCCATCTACTTTTCACATTATAAAAGCATCTATCTTTCCTTCTTTAATATTCTGTTTTAATCTTCTCTTTAACTCTCTATTAATGTCAAATTGGTAAAAAGTCTTATTAGTAAATTCTGCTACATTTCTATTGTAGTAGACCTTAAATATTTCTTTTTCCTCGACTTTAATGAGTGTTTTATTCTTATAGGATTCCTCGTCTTCATACCAGAGCTTGAGAGTCCTATCCCAATCAATGGGTAAATTAGTTCTGACTTTCTTACCATCTGTAGTTATTCTTGCTTCATATTTTCTTATCTCAAGTCTACCCAGTCTATGTGGCAAAGTAATATCTTCTCCATTTATTAATGCTTCACCAAGCAATTCATTTACTCTTCTGATAATAGAGAAATATTGTGACTCAGTAAGCACATACTTATGCTCTTTAGGTCTATTCTTCCTGTAGTACTTAAAACCATCATAAACTCCATAAGAGTTCTTCACTTTATGTGTTCTTGGTTCATTAACCCTCTTAATAGAATTAATGAACCCTAAGAACCCTTTATCTAACTCTTCCTGACAATGTTTTACTTCTCCCATATTTCATTATTTCCTTGTCAGCTTATTTACCAAATCATCTTTAGCATTATTTTCCTCATCATCAGGCTTATAAACTGGTCCAGCAAGCTCCTTTACTACAAGTTCAATTAATGGTGGGACCAGTGCATCCTCAATAGGAAATGTTCTGTCTACAGGGTCACATATAGTCTCACCATTATCATCTGGACATTGTAAATCAGATGCCTGCATGGAGTCTTGGAATATACCTGTGAACTTGACTTTCTCAAGATACAGATATTGGGGATTGAATGATTTGAAATACAGGTAATTATCAGGTCCTATTGAACAATATATTATGTTCTGTAGGAACTTATTGTAACCTACATATCTCATCCTATCTCTACTTACATAGGTAATTTCCCCTTGATAGTAGTCAAGAGGATATACTCTTGGAGTACCTATCTGCATTAAGAATGGAATCTTCTCCTTACTTCTTAGGTATGTACCCCCCTCACAAGGTTCTCCTGATATGGCAGGTACTTGAATGAGGTCAAGGCAAATAGTCTGATAATTACTCTCAGGTATTTGCTTCTTAATATCTGAGTACCTCTGCTTCAATAGGAAAGTTCTGTACTTATTTAGTAGAAACATTACATGGTCTTCAGTGAATTGTGCATCATCAGATGACAGTTTCAACTCATCAAGTACCATATAGGTTAATTCTTTATATGTGCTCATATCTTTACTATTAGTTATAACTAAAAATCCTCACTGCAAAGATAAGCAAAATATATCTAAGCAGCAAGGATTTTACTATTTTTCTGTCAGTAGTATTAGTTTAATTGTTATATAGTTCTACCACTACAGGTTACAGAAGCATTTGATATATACTCTGGATAAGGTATTAAGCAAGTAGAACCATATAGACAATATAGTGACTTATGAATGGTCATATACTCCTCTTCAGTTATAAATGACTTGCAGTCACTATCCAATAGCTCTTGTATGAATATAAGCATTAGAAGTCTATCAACATCTGCATAACTCTTATATCCAAACTTTGACAAGGCATTGAAATACCTTTCAAGTGATGTATTAACCAATTCCTCCATAACAACCACATTTATTTGTTACCACATCCTTTTTAAGACCTCTGAAGAACTTCTCCCAATACTTTATTGCTTGGGTATAATGACCTGTTCTAACTGCAAGTTGAAGTGCTTTCAACTGTAATATGAAATTGATGAATCCTTTAGGAGTGGCACACTCTTTTTCCAATTCCTTGATATAACCAAAGGCTTGTTGGTACAAAGGATATAGTGCTATCACAACCCCAAGGGTTAGTATATTATCTTCACCACAAGGTGTACTTATAGCAGGTGTACCCTTTGTTTTAACCCATACAAAGAACATGTTGTCAAGAAGAGATGGTAATAGGTCTACTATCCCAAGTTCTAATCTTACAGACTTATTATTTCCTGCAAGTGTGTTTGTGTATGCTACATTACTACTTGGACCACTATCAATAAAAGTATCTTGAGTGTCTATTGATATAGTATCAATGTACACATTTTCATAGTACACAGAGTCCTTTACAGATACATCAATTATAAGCTTAGTGCCTTCAGGATTGATTCTTAACTCATTAAATTGTACCATAGTATCTTATTTATAAAATAAAAGGGAGACTTTATAGGTCTCCCTTCATTGGTTTATCTTTAGTCACTAGCAGAAACACTCAATGTCTTGATTGATAGACCAGTAGCAGTGTTGATTGCTGAAATAATACTATTAGCCAGCTTATTGCTTGTTTGATTATTAGCACCAATCTTAGGAACTACAATAGTAATGTCCTTCTCTGACTTCTGAACTGACTCATTAGGACCTACATAGGCATAATGAATATCAATAACATTATACTTGTTATCAGGATTAACAAGATACTTGGTTCTGATTACATGAGGGAATCCTACCATTCTGTAAACATCACCTCTTTCACCCATGCAGAAGTACTCAAGGTCTGCAATCTTGTGACCATTAGGAATGCTACTTGTAGAAGCAACTTGCTTTATAACACCCCAAATTCTCTCATCACCATTAGCAGTGATTGTATCAGGCTGTAGTGTGAAATTCACAGGAGCCTGCTCCATTACACCAAGAATCCACTCTTGAGGTGCTTCCTCAATTACAATACCAGTATAAGTACCAGTCAGAGCACTTTCCTTAGTATTCTTAGTTACTTCTGTAGGTGTACCTGCTACAGTACCTGCATTAGTACCTCCTGTTTCAAGATAGAACTTCAATAGTCCTTCCTCTTCCCTGCTGAAGTTCTTTACTAAAGACAGAGCAAGAGTCTTGTAGAAATCTGAAGCAGTCATACCTGCAACTGCATGAACCATACCATACTTGAAGTATTGGTCTTCCTCTGACAAGCCAATGTAGTTTCTAAAAGCAATTCTCAAGATGTAATCTTGACCTGCTACAGGAGTCCCACCATTGACACTTGCATCAAGAGTTAGCTTGTACTTAGCTAAGTCATGTGCCAAGTCATCAGCATCAGTTGCCTTTGCATACAAGATGTTCTTGATGTCAATCAAATCACTTCTTGTCATACCACCAGCACCCATATACTCAAAGTACAGATGAGTCTTAGCTGTATCAGCCTTTACTGCAATAGAGCCTGCTGCATTAGTTGCAATCACATTAGGAGTTTTTAATGCTTCTGCTACATAAAGCTGTCTTACTTGATTTGTACTAAATGTTGCCATTTTAATTTAATATTAAATTATACAATTGTTTGTTACTTACCTGCACTTGGAGCTTTACTGAGGATAGCCAATTTGACTGCCTTTTCAAGTATTGCCCTGTGTATTACAGGATTCAATTTACATTCTGTTTTCTCACTTACCTTATTAATAGATAAGTTATCAGGTAAATCAGTCAGTATAATAGGGTCAGGTCTTGCAATGTATCTCACAAGATACCTGTCTATATTATACTCTGATACTATTTCTACTATCCCATTACCATTGTCCAATCTTAATGCTCTTCTCTTATTTGAGCCTCTAAAAGGATTACCAGATATTCTGAAATAGTCATCTTGTGAAATAGGTATCACTGATATTTCCTCTCCATTCATACATCCTAATCTACTATCTTCAAGACCAGCAGATTCATAAGTGATGAACCATAAGTCTTCAGGTAGTTCAAAGAATATAGAAGTCTTGGATAGTCCTACATAACCTGTTTTCTTTTCAGTAGTAGTATAAGTCTTAATCAAGTCACTCAAGTATCTTCTGACTTCCTCAGTCTTCTCAAATGAGTCTCCAAGTGGATTCTTACCACTATAAAGGTCAATGACTATTTCCTCCTGTGCCTTTGTCAAGAACACTGACTTCAATAGTAGAGGGATTTTCTCCTTTACCAAACTTATCAATTACTGAGTAACTGTTCAGTAAAGTGTCAAACTCATTAGAAAATTCTTCAGTTGTCATTATTCACTTCTTTGTCCTAATTCTATCCCACTCTTAATATCTTCAGTATAAGCTACCTTAGCAAGCTCTACTGCTCTTTGTAATATCTCTTCATGTATTAAAGAGTTAAGTTCACATTCACTTATAGAGGTCCTACCATTAATACTTACATCTCCATATTCATTTTCTAAATCACATAATATTATAGGATTTGGCTTCCTAACATACCTAATAATATATCTGATTACACTGTCTCCTGAATGAGTAATAATCTCTGATTGAACTACAGAACTATATTGCCCCTCAGTAATTAATCTCCAAGCTTGATGTTTTAAAGGCTCTTTGTAAGGCTTAGACATTAATCTTGTATATTCATCATATCTAATAGGCATTACCTGTTTAATACCAGAGTTTGTAATTAAGCTCTCATTTATTATTAAAAATAGATTTTCAGGTAATCTATATACTTTAGCTCTAATGTCAAATGTGGGAGATAAAGTAGTAGCTATAGCATCTGCTACTGAGATTAAACCTGAAAAGTCTATCTGTCTTTTAGCTGAACCATCAAATCCTTCTTGGTATTTATTACCCTTAGGATTGAAATAGTTCTTTACTATCTCTTCTTGAGCC